GAATATGTAGGGATTTCCCTACATTGACTACTCTGCTACATCCTTTCAAAGAAGACCCCTTTAGACATGCAGTGCACGTCTGCCGTGGGGCCGATAAACATCTATCGGGGCTGTAGCTCAACTTAATATTGATACCATTGGAGCTCTAATGGACCGTAATCTGACTCGTCAGAATCGTGTCTTGAAAAACTATAACCTCGCGGTGCGTAATGTTACGCGCTGGGGGGGTACAGAATACATGACAAATGATTCTAGCGAAGAGATTCGGTTAGGTCAGTCTACTCTTTCATTTCGAAAGAGTCGTGTGTCGGATCTTTCAACAGATCCGTACGCTGTTGCAAAACAGCTGGAAGTGGATATATACAAAAATCCACTTGATAACGGTCACGAATTCTATACTCGTAAAAACGAGATGGATCTCGCTTGTTCATTTTTGAATTACCGTTCACCTAACACGGTGGAAGGTTATTCAAACGAACATCACGGCCCGGTCTGGATAAGACCGCGCAGTGAAGACCTCAGGGGCGATTTTGATTTCTATGGCGATGCGTTCAGAATTAATATGAACATCATCGGCTCGGATTTCATCAATCGCACCATTCCAACACAAAGTCACGCATCCGCTGCACAATTTCTTGGCGAACTCAAAGAAGGTCTTCCTGACATTCTTGGGTTTGACTGGAAGCGAAGTATGAAGTTTAAGCCGTCTCGCGACGGTGGCGACCTTTCACTCGCTTTCGGTTGGGTTCCTTTTGTAAAGGACCTCACCAAAATGTTCACTGCTGTTGTTAATTCAAAACAGCTGATTGAACAATATGTGCGCAATAGTGCCGAATATGGCGCTACTGTTCGTCGGATTCGTGAATCTGACCCAGTGATCGAGGTACTGGATCATTCGATCTATGCAGATTCGAATTTCCCAGCAGGCCTCGCACGCGGCAGCCATGAACCTTATTGGCGCGGCGTAGCCAACCGTCTCGGTGGCGTCACTGCCATGGGATCTGTTCGTCGATTTGAGACTCGTAAAGAGACTTATCGATTCACATCACGCTATCAGTACTTCATTAACGAGGCAGATGATATTCTGTCTCGCATGGAGAACTATGCAACCAAGGCTAATTATATCCTTGGTTTCAGGCTCACGCCTGACGTGTTGTGGGAACTTACTCCCTGGAGCTGGCTCGTCGATTGGCAGGCTGATGTCGGAACTCTATTGAGTAACGCTCAGTCCTTCGCCAATGGCGATCTTGTAATGCAGTACGCATACCTCCAACAAGAAATTGTTAATGAGGTATCGTACAGTCTTTTGGACGGCTATCTTCTCGATAGCAATACTAAGATCGATCCTTCGTCTTTGTACCGTACGGTAACAAAGTCGAGGGTTCGTGCATCACCCTATGGATTTGGCGTTTCCAGTGATAAATTCACTGACAGCCAAATTAACACGTTGCTTTCCCTTGTTTCTAAGGGATCCAGTAACGCACCTAAGCATGATTAGCCTTATCAGCTAGCTTAGGAAACTGGATGAGGGTAACACCTCGTCCTTACAATTGAATAATAACTCAATAAGGAGAAATGTCATGGCTTTTGCCGATCCTCAGTCCATCAAGATTGGCGCAGCTACTATTCCGCTTCCGCGGATCAGTACTGGTTCCAATACGTCGACTTACCAGTCGGCTGATGGGGCCGTTCAGCTCGCACCGTCTCACGCCGTTGGCGCGAAGCGGATTCGTCGAACTGTGCGCGTCAACCACTCGAAGATTGCCCCTGATCCTTTCACGGGTGTTAACACTTCCTTCTCCATGTCGTCCTACATTGTAGTCGACGTGCCGAAGAACGGTTACACCGTGGCAGAGCAGCAGGCAGTCATTCAGGGTCTCATTGAGTCCCTGACGAGTGCTCAGATCACCAAGCTTCTTGGTGGTGAGAATTAAGCCGTGGTATCAGTTGAAGCGGTAACGCTTATTCTGATCTGCGGCTTGATTGTCGTGGCCTCCCCCCATATTGGAGGGAGACGTCGCAACGGCCGTCATTAATTTGATGGCCTAGCTACGTTGAGTTGAGGTAGTCATGGCTATGGAAGAACTAACTCTATTAGGAGCAGTCTTGAAAAGCCTGAATATTCTCTTCGAACAGGTTCTCGTTGAATCGGGAATCTGGTGTCACACAAGTACCACCCAGGACCTAAAAACGGCTCTGGGTCGGATTGAAGATGAAGGGGTTTCGTTTTTAACGATTACCCTGCCGAACTTTGGTAAAGACCTCGAAAAAGGTCTCGACCAAGGTTTCGTCGATCGCAGTCTCTTCCACGGTTTTTCATGGAAGGGAGGTCTCCCCCGATTTCTCGGAGGTTTCCTCGATCTAATCTTCGATCGCAGTACGGGACTGCTGTTGGAACATCCCTCTGTCGAGGCGATTCATTCCGTTCGTCAACTTACGTTGATGTTCGGAAAGGTCGAACTTGAATGCGCTGATTGGCGCACCAAGGCGGCCTTCGACAAGTATGTTTCAACCGAGCAAGAGGTAAAAGACGCTGATCTTAACTTCCATGGCGACCGAAAGGCCAACTTTGGAAGGATCTCGTCTATGCTGTTCGGTAATGTTTTGTCTAAGGTAGATAGCGATATCTACTATGGCAACATCATTCCTAAGCATGGTTCTGGTGCAACTGCTGACCGTATTAAGGGAAACCGAAAATACGAGCAGACAGTTTGGACCGACCGGCTGGAGGAGTACTTCCCTTCTGGGGAGAACTTGACTCATGACTGGTCTGCGTTCTTAGAACTGCAAGAAACATTTACCTACTTGGATCCTGGATCTGAGATTCCTGCAAAGGTTATCTCAGTTCCTAAAACCTTGAAGACACCTCGATTGATTGCTGAAGAGCCCACCGCTATGCAATATGCGCAGCAGGGAATTCTCGAATCTATCGTGAAGGCTATCCGTGAAGATGACATCTCACGGAGCCTTATCAGCTGGCACGACCAAACACCTAACCAGGTGCTTGCGTGTCAGGGTTCCCGAGAAGGAGACCTCGCTACACTCGACCTGAGTGAAGCTTCTGACCGTGTTTCCAATCAGCATGTACGACACCTACTTCGCAACCACTCCAGTTTCGCCGGAGCAGTTGATGCATGTAGGTCTCGGAAGGCTGACGTTCTTGGCCATGGCGTTTTGCGCCTGGCCAAGTTCGCGTCTATGGGATCAGCGCTTTGTTTTCCTATGGAGGCTATCGTGTTTTGCACGGTTGTCTTCATGGGTATTGAACAAGCACTTAGCAGATCTCTTACGATGAAAGACGTCAAGTCTCTCATTGGTAAGGTACGCGTCTATGGGGACGATATTATCGTCCCTGTGGATTATGTGGGTCCCGTTGTTAGTGAACTAGAGGCTTTCGGCTTCAAAGTTAACACAAACAAGTCTTTCTGGACTGGCAAGTTCAGAGAGTCATGCGGAAAGGACTACTATGACGGACACGACGTTTCAATTGTTCGTGTCCGGTCATTGTTGCCCGAGCAACGGGAGCATGTACCTGAGATTATCTCTACTGTATCTCTTCGTAACCAGTTGTATTACGCTGGTTACTGGAATACTGTGGAGTGGTTGGATAAGCGTATTGAAAGGTTAATTCCTTTCCCTTACGTTCTTCCTACCAGCTCAGCATTAGGCAGATGGAGCTTCCTTGGTCACGAGACCGAGAGGTTCCATCCTACGCTACATAAGCCCCTTGTCAAGGCCGCTGTAGTTCAAGCGAAACTTCCAGTTTCTAAACTGGATGGTTACGCTGCACTAATGAAGTTCTTCCTTAAACGCGGCGATTTGCCAATCGCCGACAGGGAGCACTTAGTACGTGCTGGACGGCCGGTGTCCGTCGACATCAAGCACCGGTGGGTCTCAGTTCATTAAAACGGACTGAGATAGAGGTTTTACACCTCAGGC